GCCCAGTATGATACCCACTTGTGCAATTATGGCAATGGCTAGACGCTTCGAGGACGGAGCTACTAAGTACGGAGCTGATAATTGGAGGAAGGGTATTCCTACCTCTCGGTACTGTGATGCGGCGTACAGACATCTTATGCAATGCAGAGATAAGGACGCTACAGAAGACCACTTCGGGGCAGTACTTTGGAATATGGCTTGTTGGCTATGGACTGTTAAAGCCATAGAGGACAACGAGTTACCAAAAGAATTGGACGATATACAAAACTAAAAATGGACTCAAATGATATGATAATACTCTATGACTAATAAACTTCTTAACAATCTATATGACGGAGTTGACCTCGCAATACACTTACAGAATGAGGCAACTGAAAACAAAATTGAAAGCGAAAAAAAGAATCACCTTAGATATTTAGGACAATGCCTAAGGGTTATGAAAGAACAAATAGATGATGGAAGAAAACGAATTAAAGATACCGAAGAATGTGGATGCCGAGGAGAGAGTCCTTGCTCACTGTCTGGCTGACGGAAGCAGTGACTTCTACGACAGCATTGCTCACAAGATAAAGGCAGATGACTTTTATCTTTTTAGACATAACTTAGTTTTTAAAAGTGTCAGTTCACTCGCCCAAAAGGGCGAACCCTTAAACGAAATCTCATTGATAGAGGAGCTTAAACGTTCCTCTAGCTTTGAGGACGTTGACGGAATGACAATGATAAGCACTTTAATGGAGAAGCACACATCTACTTTAGATGCCCAGAATTGTGCCAATGTTGTGAAGGAGAAATCAAACCTTCGCAAGATGATAAGAACTTTCAAGGTTGCTCTTGAGAAAGCCGAGGACGAATCCGAAGAAACGGAAACAATCCGAGGTGACGTAGAGAGTAGTCTTTTGGACTTAGAGACCACAACTGGTTTTGATATGACCATTAGTAACGCCGTTGAAGAACTTCAAACAGAGTTCGAGCAACAGTTATCCGGCGAATGGACAGAGGACGTAGTCAAGACCCACATCCCACACTTAGACGATAAGCTAGGTAACGGAGGTATCGGTGCCGGCGAGGTTGTGGTTATCTCTGCTCCTACATCTTGTGGTAAATCCCAGTTAGCCCTAAATATTGTAGCTCGATCAGCCTACAAGGATGGCACTAAATGCGGCGTATTTAGCCTAGAGATGCCTCAAAAGCAAGTCCTTAAACGTATCCTCACTTGTAAATCCGGAGCGAACCTACGGCAAATTAAGGACAAAGTAATTGCTGATGACAAGATGAAAAAGATTAGGGAAGGATGCGATAGCCTAAAGGATATGCCCATCTATACAGTGCACAGCATCAAGAACATTGGAGAGCTTTGTTCTCACGCTAGGACTATGGTTCGCCGATATGGAGTAAAGCTATTGGTAATAGATTATCTACAGCTGATTCCATTCAGTAACAAGAACCAATCAAAGAACGATGCAGTAGCCAATATCTCTCACACTATCAAGCAACTTGCACTTGAGTTAAACATAGGAGTGTTACTCCTCTCTCAAGTAAATCGTGAGGGTGCCAGAAGAGAAGGTGGTCTAGCTATCTACGACCTCAAGGATTCCGGCGATATTGAAAATGATGCGGATGTAATCATTCTTATGTGGGCAGAAAATGATGACATAGAAGCATCGAAAAGACTTGACGGATTAGGATCTTATATCAGTATGAAGTACAACGTAGCAAAGAACAGAGAAGGAGAGAGAGACGTAAAAGGTAAGTTCAAGTTCTACACTAATAAAGGTCTGTTTATGTAATACTTTGATGTAGGTAGTCCGCCTATTAAGACGGTGGTGGGTTAATCATATTCCCTTTCGCCGCCTACATCTTTTAATTTATGAAGGATAAAGAAAGAGCAGTCGCAAGAGGACTCGAAAAACTCTACCCCCAACTAGGAACTCTGATAGAACCAGAAGACCAGTTTAGTCCATTCGATTTCGAGTGCGACAAATACATTATCGAAGTGAAGTGCAGATCTCAAGCGTGGGATCCGTGGTTCATAGAAGCCATCAAGTACAACTCCAATATGGAGATAGCAAAAAATCTACAAAAGGATTTTATTTTCTTGACGGAAGTAAACAAAACTGTTTATCTTTACAACATCAGCAAATTAACTAGAAAGGATTATGATTTCAAATGGACTACGAAACTATTACCGAACTCAACAGAGTTCACAAAACAAGGGAAGTCGGAGAAGCCAATAGGATACCTCTCGGCAAAGGACGCAACTATTTTACATTTATGAGATTACATATATTCAAGGTGCCCGAAATCTATATCATTCCTTCTATCTTCGTAGAGGTTGATGGACTCAAAGGGGACAGAATTATTTGGCTATCAGTAGGAGTCTTAAACTTTACCCTAAGCCTACAAATAACTAAGAGCTAATGAACGATAACATCGAGAGACTGCACACTAGGATAAATCTTATCCGTGAAGAATCAAGGACTGTGTCCTATAGGATAGAGGCTCTTGAGGAACGCCGCAAGGAGTTACAAGAGCAAAAGAAATACCTCAAAGAATTACTTTCTAATATGTCTTAGAGCAGTTAGGTTTATTGTTAACCATTATCTACTAGCCCTCACCGTTTTGTTTTGTTTTTCGGTGGGGGCTTTTTTTATTTCATTAACTCTTGGATTCTACCTAACCCCGGAGTAATAGACATCCTAGTTTTAGAAAAAGGATTTAATGTTTCTACAAGCGGAGATCTTGAAACGTCACCCATAAATTGAAGCACAGCACTTTTAGCTTCGTCTTGGGACTCCATAGCTTTCTGTAATTTCTCTTCGTTTTTACCTTCTACAAATCCACCAATACCTCTAGATATTAAGTACTTGTTCAAATAGTTTCTTTTTCTAGCAAATCCCTTACGAGTATAAGTGTTATTATTCATCATAAGTGCTTCTAGCAACTTAGGGTCCTTCATAGCATCGTTAAGAATATCTATAACTTCTCCCTTTTGAAGGTTCATTAAAACCTCTGTTGCTGTTTTTTTACCAGAAGAAACTGCCATAAGAGCACCCGGTCCAGAGGCTATCTTACCAGTAATAATACCACTTGATATTGCCGCAAGTTGTGTAAAGAAACTTTGTTTAGCAAGAGTATTAGCTGCTGATACTTTAGACTCAGTAAGCTTGTATTTATTAAACTTCTTTAACTCTGCTACAAATTTGTTTACGTTCTTTATCTCTGATGGATCAAGTGCTAAATCGATAGCTTGTTTTATTTCTGGATTTTTGAGTATACTTTCTATTGTAAGTAACTCAAAGTCTCCACTTTTTGTCCCGAAAGAAGATATGTATTCATATATTGAATCCTTAACACCTTGGAGTACTTCTTGTTTATTTACTCCAGCTTGCTTGAATGTGTTTATTGGGGATTTATTAATTAAATCCAATAGCTCTTTCATTTCTCCAGCTGGGTTTCCTCCACCTAGAATGCTTTTCATTCTGTTTGAACTAGAAGCTCCTATGAATTTACCAAATGACTTTTCTCCTTTAGTCCCGAATCTATGCGAGTATAAATCTTTTAGATCTTTTACTTCAGCTCTAAATACATCTGCTGTATCCTTTGCACTTTCTAATTGAACTTTTAGTGGAGCATATTCTGGAACATCCAATAGTTGCTTATTATTTTCTAGGAATTGCTGTGCTTTGTCGGGATCAATTAAGCCGCCTTTACCAGTTGAGAAATCAACGAATCGAGTACGTATATAATCGTGCAATCCAGACATCATTTGAAACTCCTCTAGTGTCTGTGGAGCCATTTCATCTGAACCCATTCTGCTTACAGCTTTAGTTAATTGCTCAAAGCTAAGTTTTCCCTCTTGTCCTTTCTTGTATGTCTTTTGTAATATCAATGAAGGATCTATAGCCTCTGCACCTTCCCTAGAATAACTTAGTATTCTTCCTACTACACCTTTATTGAATCTCTCGTTTACCATACGAGATACATCTTTAGCTCTTTGTAATTCTGGTCCAGCTCCGGGTATCTTGTCTAGATCTTCAAATATAGATTTCCTTAATTCTGTGGCTACTCTAGCTGTATTAAACTGTTTATTAGATCTAGCGATAACCGCATATTCCCCCAATCTACTATACAATCCATAAAGATCACCCACTGTTTTTATTTTTCCGGGTTCTGATAAGAACTTGGTTGCGAAATCCGGCATATCTACATCTTTTACTTCACCTAACTGTTTTTGTAATTCTTGAAAAGCTTTTCTAGCATTTGGGTATTGGAATGCACTTTTTTCTAAGTCTACAGCTCTCCAAACTTCATTCTCAAGTCCGTGTCCTTGTTGTGATGATTTATTTAGGGATTGAAAGACTGATTCTTGTATTTCTTCAGCACTGGCATTTGGGCTGAGTTCACTAAGTTGTTGCAAACCCTTTTTTTGATTTAGTGCAATCAAATTATCTATAGATAATTTATGTCTTTCCTTCTCTGCCCTCAAGAAGTCGGCAGCATTTTTTACATTTTTTCTGTTTGTAAAATTCTCAGATAGATTTAATAAATATTCCTTATCTCTTTTGTTTAGTTGAAGAGTTTGTATTTCATCGACTAAAGCCCTTTCTAATGAAGTGAATCCTTCGTCTCCGGTAATTATTTCTAGAGGAATATTTCCGCTTTCGTATTGTCTTATAGTTTCGGCGATTTCATCCGGTGACTTAGTCGCAAAACCTTGTAGTAAGTCAGATGCTTTATTAAAGTTACTTTGACCGTATTGTTTAATTAACTCTCCTCCAGTAAGCTTTTGTACAACTCTTTTAGATAAATTGAAAAGCCCCGGAGTAAGAACGGATGTAAGACCTCCAGTAAGTCCTTGAGCCATCGGACCTCCACCTCTGTAAGCTACTTCGGTTTCAGCTCCTATACCAGCGGCTTCACCAGCTGTAAACAAAAGTGGTTTTTTAGCTATGTCACTAGTGACCATTTTATCTATAGTCCTCAACCCCGGAATCAATTTTAGAAAAGGTTGAGCCATTTTATAGTAAGTAAGCATTTTAAGATACTCAGCGGACTTTTGTTTGGCTATTTCGCCTCTTTCAACTGGATCTTCTATATTAAGTGTATTCTTAATATCTGCTCTAATCTGATTGGCGATGTCAGTTGGCATATTTCCAGTATCCTTACGAGCATTCATTTCAGCAACGAATCTATCATTACCAAGAAAATCGGCGATGCCTATTATAGAGTTCACAGCTACGTCACCCATCATAGCACTACCCATTATTATAGGCTCCGCAACACCTTCGTAAAGTACCTCAGTGGGACCATACATACTAGTACCTAGTTGTTCTGCTATTTGTGGGTCTTGGATAGGCTGAATATTGCTAAACCCTTTGGATTCAGCTTGTTTTTGCTTAGCTCTAGCTAAAGCTAATGCCCTCTTTTGCTCTAAACTTAATACCTCCATTACATTCCAAATAATCTCTTATCTTCTTCGCTCATAAATTGAAAAACTGGGTCATTTGGATCGAAAGCCGGAGTATCATTATTAGGACTTACGCCACCTTCACCACCGACAAATATAGGATTGTTGGATGCTTCATCGTTGATAAATTTTTCCAACTCAAGATTAATGCTTCTTACGTCGCTTGTTTTAGTTAACAGATCGCTATAGAAGTTATTAACTTTAATTTGCCTATCAGCCATATTTTTAACTGCTTTAAGTATTCGTTTGTTGGACTCTGGGTCTTTAGTTAATCCAGCACTCCAACTAGCAAATGTTGCCATTTCTCTATCAGATATAGCACCTTTTGTTTCCTCTAAGTACTGAAGCATTAATGGCTCAACTTGCGATTTGAATACCTCTTGATCGGATACATCGAAATCAGTTCCTAAGAAAGCATTACCAAATTTCTTTAATTCTAGTTTAACGTTTTCACCGAAACCAGTTTCTAAACCTTTATCTAATAAAGATATACCCTCTTCGGCTTTTAAGCTTCTGGTTCTAGCTAGATTAGCATCACCTATTTTAGGCTGTATACTTGTTTCAAATACACTTTTTTCTATAGCCGGAGATAGTTTTGATGCTTCTACTTCTGCTTCTCTTAACTTAGCTTGAGCCATACCTTGTGCACCCAAGAAATCAAAGAAATTATTTCTGAGGTCTTTATCTCTAGCTAATGCATTGATAGCCTCATCATCAGTTCCTTCTGGCAAATATTGCTTCAACAAAGAGGAAGTCATTTGTTGCTGTTTCTTTTCCTCCTTTTTTGCTTGAAAATTTTGTATACCTTGCTGAATACTACCAGCTAAGTTCACGGCAGCTTGTTGCTCCAAAGCCCCAGCTTGAATTGCGGGGCTTATATCTAGTTGAGATAATTGAATTGGTGATGATCCTCTAAGCATAAATTATCCTCCGAATGTAGGTAATCCAAAGTTTCCGAACGAACTAGGGTTTACTCCAGCGACCGTTGGTGTTTGTCCGCCAAATGTTACTGGTGATGTAGCTCCTCGGCTACCGAAATCCATACCACCTAGTATATTACCGATGCCTCCGATTGTTTGACCTAATATCTGTCCACTCGCCGCAGCTCCTTGAGCTTGTACCGCTCCTTTTCCTAGAAGTATATTAGCTCTTTGAACATCTGCTGCTGAACCTAATGTTGCCGCCATTCCGGGGTCTGTGACTTGTACTCCTAGAGGTGTACTAGCATAAATTCTTTCTTCAGCAGAAGGTGTAAATAAGAAAGCAGATGGGTCCACCATAGCAGCTGTAGCTGATTGTAAGGCTCTTTGACGTGCACCAGCGGCTTCTTGTCTACGTGCTCTCTGTGCGGACTCTCTACCTAGAGCGGCTCTAGCCAATGTAGAAGCATCTCCGACTCTTCCCATTCTTTGCCCTAAGCCTAATGCAGTTTGCTCAGCTGTTCTAGCAGCCTCTGCTCCAAGTGGTCCAGCAGCTTCTGTTGTTAATCTTTCTGCTTCGGCTACATCTAATCCAGCTAGTTTAGCTAATCTTGGGTCTTCTAAAGTTCCTCTAATATCTGCACCTAGTTCACCCAGCAAACCCAACTGGCGTAGCTTAGATTCCTCTTGGATGCCACGGATACCACGAGCTCTTAGTTCTGCTAACTCTTGGAACTGTGGAATAAACTCTCTCTCTGCACCGAGGATAGCTCCCATAGTTTCGGGGCTGTAAATACCAGTCTCGTAAGCTTCTGAAATAATCTCGGAAGGATCTCTTAGTTCTCCGTAAGCTCTTTCTATTGTACTAGCTGCTCTTTGACTAGCTTTACGAGCAGACCTAGAACCTAAGGCACCACTGATTGCTTGACCAGCTATTGCACTACCAGCCTTGCTTCCTAAAAATGCTTTTGCTCCTCCAATAAGTGCACTAAGAAACGGTTTAATTACTCCAATCTTTACAAAGTAATTGAAGATAAGATTATCTAGAGGTCTAAAAAATTCTATTAAAAAGTTTTTCATTTTAGGCTGTTCTTTTCCACATATAGGTTACTATGTAGGGTTGTAAATTCGTGTGAGCTTGTGACGCGTCTGCTCCATCAATAGCGATTGTTCCTAAGTTTTGGCTATTACCAGTATTAGCACGATAATCATCTCCAGTTGCAGCACCTCCGTTATCTCCACCATCGCTAAAACTATAGTACTGTAAATAGTGAGTATGAGCTGGTAAACCAGATTGCTCCTTAGTAAGCGTAACTTCTTTAACACCACCAGTTTCTTCGGATGTATCAAAGTCTGTGTCAGCAGAATTAATACCTACTAATGTTCTTCCAGCACCAAATGCCACCCAAGTCGTATCACTATTACCGCCAAACATTAAGGTATCTGGATTTGTTGATACTGTAGAAATATAAATTGAACCAACTGGATAAACTTTATCTAGAACTCCGTACAATCCAGAGTTTAATTGATTGTTAGTAGATAACTTAACTAAGTCTACTTCACCGTCTTGAATCTGTAACTGACCAGCTGTTGTAACCTCTAATCCGCCGCCTTGTAAACAAGTGCCAGTGCTACCAGTGTAAGCTACAGCAGTTTCTGAAGTGTTGGTAAATTTAGCTGCATCTACTAGATTATCTAGCTTTCCAGATGTTACTTGTTCTGTTGGACCAAAGTCGGTTCCTTTTACTAAAATAGACATATCTTTATGAAATTATTTATTACTATTGTACACTACTTGTCGAGCGGAACGTCTCAGCTCCGGCGATTTTGAGAGATCTAAATCTAGGTCTACCTAGAATGCTTGTTAAAGTCACTTGTAAGCCATAGGCTCTTTTGTTTCCAATACGTCCTCTAATGGATACATCCTCGTCTGGAGCTATCGATACTCCGCCGATATAATCACTGGCATCCTTGAGATCAAGAGCTGGCTCGGAGTCTAAATTTTCGGATACCGCAGATATAGAAACATCAGATGAGTTATCTGGACCGGACTGCAAATGAAGCTCGAAGTTGTTGAACTTCTTGCGGTCTATGGAACCTAGTGTAAACATTCTAGTAGTAGCTGAACCTTGAACTCTAGTTTCTTTCTCTGTAGTACTACCAATATCTGTGATTACTCTATCAATACCATCGGCGAATACTTCTAGCCTATGAATACCACCGTCTGTGTTTGTTACGTACACCCCTCTTTTTAAACCTTTACCGGCTACTAATAATTTAGTGAACTCAAAGGATGAGAAAGTACTACCACTTAAATCTACATTGTTTACAGTATCTATGGACTCCCAACTTTTGTTTAAGAAATTGTAAATCAACAAAGTATTATTAACCTCAGAAGTTCCAGTAGGAACAGCTAAGTAGTATTTGTTATCAAAGTATACAGCACTAGCTTTATCTACGTGTGCTTTGTTTATTGTATCTATTGTCTTTTGGATACTTTCGGATAGTGGTACTTCATTTCCGCGAAGGTTATATAAGTCCACGAAGCTCAGTCCGTAAACACCGTTGTCTGATAAGAATATAATCTGATTACCGACTTGAATCACTGAGTTTTTGGCAGTTAATCCAACTTCATCTGTAAGTAACTGAGATTGGAATCCGCCTAAGTCTCCGTTTCCTACTACTATATGAATGCTATTTCTGTTGAATACAACTAACTTATCGTCAGAGAATGATAACATACCTACGTTAAAATCAGATCTACCAGCATTGAATCTAAACTGTCCGTATACTTGGTCGTATGTATCTGTATCAAGAATATCTGATATAAGAATCTCATCGAATATTTTACGATCCGAATATGTATCAGCTACGTCATCTACGCTATAGCGATAGGGAACCGCGAGTCTGCGTTGGTGATATACGCCGTACTCTGGTGCTGGCATATGAGAGAATCCTAATCCTTCGGAAACCTTGCGAGCAAATACTGGTGTACTTGTTAAGCTTTGTCCATCTGTTACGTGGGTACTTGTCTTAGATGCGTCCAAATAAAATTCAAATCCAGCGGCTAGAGCTAGAGTTTCATCTCCACTAATTGTAGTAGAAGGATTCTGTGGAACATAAAATATTATATCATTTCCGTTTACTTCAGCTACGAATCTTTTACCGTCAATCTTAACGTCACCAAAATTAGCTATTGTAATGGGATCTCCAACATTTTTTCCGTGACCAGAAGCAGTAGCCGTAATTTTGTATAATCCATCGAACTCACCTCCAGTTATAAGTGCTTTAGTTACATTTGTTATACTTGTAGTAGAACCAGCAGTAAATACTTTAGCTACTGTTAATCTTTCTCCGATTACTAAACCAGATGTTTGATCTGCCGAAAGTGTTTTATCTCCTACTACTGAAATAATATCTCCTTGAGATACTCCGTCTGTTTGGTGTACTACTCCTCGGTTTTCAATCAAAGCGAACTCACCAGCGGCACAAACAATCTGAGTTGGCTGACTGTACTCTCCGCTTGACACCTTGTCTAATGTTGGCTCTGTATTAATATTTGTAGCGGATAAATCTTTTTCAAAGGGTGTATCTCCTTTGCGGAATATAATCAGTTTATTAAATGCTTGAATCATTTCAACTGGAGATGAAATGGTCTCACCTCCGGGATATGCTAAATCGTATTCAGTACTAGAATCTGAAACTTTGATTGCTACAGCTTTTGTGTTAGCGGCTAAAATTATATAGCTTTCGGACTCATCGTTGGGATCAGAGAAAATACAAGAACCGTATACCTCATTGACGGCGTTATCATTAAGCTGTGGCTCTGTTCCTCCGTCATCTAAATCAAAAGGTAAAGTCAAAGCTGAACCACCAACAGATAAAGGTGCCTTAATATTATCAATACCTTTACGAGTTTGCCACTCGCCGTTTTGAGCCATTCTACCATTTTGGCTATCAAATAAAATACCAGAGGTCAACTGGTCTGGGCGTAGACGATTGTTGAATCCAATGAATCCGCGGTCTAGCTCCTCCAACATTCTGTCATCGAAGCGAGTGTATGTATCGTATCTTGCCATCTAGCAGTCCCAAGCCTTTCTTGACCAATAGTTAGCGGACATCTTTCCTTTGCCTTTAATGCCAGCACTACGAGCACAATAGCTTTTCTTGCTAGCTGGTATATTCTTTTTGATTTTCATATTCGCATCTCCGAAACGAATAATCTTTTCTTTACCACCTTCACAAGCTTTTACTACGAACTTCTTGCCGCCTTGAACATCTCGGCGAGGTACGTTGCACTTCATCTTCTTTTTGTCGATAGCCATTATAAATTAATTTTATTGTTTTTTAAATCGTCTACGTACTTTGCTTCTTCTTCAGTAAGTTTATCAAATTTACCTTCTTGTAGATCATCAAGTATAGCATTGAAACTTTTTATTCCTCCTCCTCTGAATCCTTCAAATTTTCCTTTATCTCTTATGAAAGATTCTTTATTTATTTTTATAAAATTTTTAAACTCATCAAATGTTCTTCGACCAGATCTTCCAGTAATTGGATCTACTTTTACATTTCCTAAAATAGCATCTAATGAAGGTTTAGTAGCTTGGGGCATAGAGCCTAATACTGGAATAGGAGTTGGGTCTGAACCATAAAGTCTCATACCAGAAGCATCTACACTGTAAGCAGCTTTAATGCTACCGTCTGGGTTTCTCTCTATCTTAATCATTACTTCTTACTCCTTACTTTTGCTTTTGGTGTGTTACTTACAAATTGTTTTCCTTTTGCTCCGCCAGCTTTTTTCTTGCGAGCTGTAGCCGCTCTTTCAGACTTAGTGAGACTCTTGGCTTTAGCCATTGGAAGACAACGGTCTGGTCTTTTCTTATCTTTTGAGGTTCCACAAGGTCCTTTGATTGAACCGTCAATTCCGATTCGTACCCAGTTTTGTTCTCTCCACTTTTTGAGCTCACCCATTATTTCTTCTTCTTAGATTTCTTGGCATAGTTAGGATCTTTACAGTACTTACTAGCCGCCATATTAGCATAAGCACTAGGATACTTATCAAAAGTCCTACGTGCCCAAGCGATTCCTTTTTTACAAATCTTAGCCATTATACTTTCTTACGTGTTGATCCTACGCTAGGACGGCGTATAGCCTTTGCTTCACTCTCTGCGGCACAAGCTGAACAGCAAGAACCCTTCTTCTTGTCTCCGATTACTACAACTGATATAAGTCCTCCGGGCATTACTTACCGTAGCCTTTCTTCATTTTACCTTTACCTTTACCGACTCTTTCGCCGCAACTTCCTTTTCCGTATTTGTCCATAGTTATTTCCTCTTGATTAGTGTTAATGTTAGTAAACAGAGTCCCATAAATAAACCAATAAATGATGGCTCTGGAACGCTGTTGTATTCTACTGAAAGTCTATAATCCACTTCATTCCAATTGTACTGTACTCCTTCGTATAGTAATCCATCGAACTCACTGTATGCCCATTCTGGAATAGAAGGTACATAGAAGTAATTATAATCATTTGATGCAAAGTTATCACCCCAATCGTAATCAGAGTATGTTACAGCTAGTGGACGCGTTGTGGCTTCGTGACTCATTTTTTGAAAAGGGATGTAAAGATTGATGCAAACTCTCGAAAGAGCTTAGAGATGAAGTTATCCTTAGGCAAAAACATCATCACTATTGATATTATACCAATGTAGGCAAATGCTATACCGAGCATATTGTCCTTGTAGTTATCGAAGATATATTTAAAAAATTCCATTATTATACTGGTGATACTTCCCTATGGGGGCTTACCTCGCCATCCATTGGCTCAAAGGGTGTTTCTATTGTGGGTAAATCGGACTTGACATCATTGGACTCTGTGCTAGTCTCAGATGATGATTCACTTTCTTGAGATTGTTTCTGTTCTTCAGTTTGCTGTTCTTGGGTTTGTTCTTGCTTATCTTCTTTATCTTGTTCTGAATCGCTTTCTTTAACCTCTTCACTTTCTTCTGATGAACTATCTTCTCTTGATTCTTGCTCTTGGCTTTGGGACTCTGATGATTTATCAGTTTGTTGTGGCTGATCGCTTTGAGAGGAACTTTCGGCGGAAGAACTATTTGAAGAAGGAGAGGTTTCTTGTGTGGTGTCCGGAGCGTCAACAGCTGGTTGAGAAATCTGTGACTGTTCGGAAACCGCAGCGATCTTCTCAGCGATAACCACTTGACCCCAATCATTCAACTCGTGGAAATCAACAAAGGTATCAATGAACATTGGAACTTCGATACGCTCTTCGACAACATCGTTTGCGATGTTTGCCACGAAGACTTCTGTTTGATCTACAGCAACCGTTGTCTGAGCAACTGCGGCTGTACTTACAGCGACACTCCCAGCGGTGCCTAGTTCACTTACCTTCTGTACTACCGGAAGGTCTTTTACTTTTTCGATAAGAGATTTTTTAAGTTGCTTACTAGCTGACCTAGCTTGCTTGATAGCTTCAGCAGACTGCTCTTTAACTTCTTCAGCACTTTGATAATCTTTGCCTTCCAATACTTGGGACAAAGAATCTCGCAGTTCTTTGAGTTTTTGTTTTGCAGTTTGCTTATCCATTTACAAAGTTTACAGATCATATTATTTACTTACTGCTGCACTTCCGAAGTAGAAACTGATTATACTGATAACGGCTGTCTTGATTTCGGGGAGAATGATGTATCCGTGAAGAGTTTGGTAATTTGTACCTTTGAAGATTCCGAACCAATTACTGTAATCAGTAGCTATCGTAACGCCGGATTCACTATTTGCTAGAATAAATGGTGCAATGATTACGCCAAATAAAACTGTTAATACAATAATTCTTCGTGTCCAAGCACCAAAGGCATCTACCCTAGCTGCTGCGGCATCGGCACTTTCGTCTGATGCTTTTTGTTTTTCAATTAGTCCTTTAGTAAGTGCTGCTTGATTTTGTACTAGTGTACCTACTAATTTAAAGATAAAGCCAGAAGCTCCACCACCTAACATTGCTAATAATTCTGGTGTCATTTAAGTTCCCTCCATAGTTTATAGATTGATAAAACTGTTAAAGTGATCAGAACTGATTTAGACACTACGCCAAGCACAAGGTCCACGCTCTGTAATGTATCCGTGGCTATCCATCCGAAGATTCCTACGGATAATCTTTGTAGTGTCTCTTCCATACTAGACTTCCTCTGGTGCTGGGAAGGTGACGCTATTTGTAATAGCTGACTCTTCATCTTCTGTTAGTTCGTATCCGTCTACGACAAGGGCATACTTGCTGTCAGCAGTCACTTTTGGGTAAGTGTGGTAGCGAGTACCAGAACCTACTCTGTGGTAAGCATAGCCTCGTCTAGCACCCTCTGTGTCTGCTCTTGCAATCGCATCAGCCTCTGTATCGTATACTAAATAATTGATTGTTTCTTCGCTCATAATTATCCTATATTATAAAATTGATTAATTTCATCTTCTATTCCTTCGTCTCTTAAATCAGCCCTAAAGACCATAGTCTCTGCTATAGGGTAATCAAAAAACCTTTGTAGTGCAAATGTACGAGTTGCACCAATTCTTAACTTTCCACTTAAAGTACTACCTCTGTATGCACCTACTGTAATAGCTGCCGATGTTGAAGTTGTACCATCTTTAGTAGTAGCCTTTACTAAATGAGTACCATCCTTTGTAAAGAAAGTAGACCCAAGTATATCTCCATCTCTTGCTATATTTAGTAAAGCTGTTTCTTTTGTTGCACTTGTATTTGCGACTCTTTGTTCAAAAGGGTTAGAATTAGTAGTTTTATCTAAAGCAGTATTGAATCCCGGATAAGTAGTACTAACACCAGACCCAGCTGAAATAATAACTCTTTCAGCCACAGTATCTGCACGATTAGATATAACACTAAATGTACTCATAGCAGTAACTTCACCAGCACTATAGAAATAAGAAGCCTCTAAGTGGTCATCTGTTCCATCTCCTTTAAAGGCTGGCTTACCATTTTCAAGTTTTACTTGTCCACCATTCTGAACAATAGCTGGTTGACTTCCAGCAGTTGCTTGAGTCATATCATCACCATTACCACTTTGGTCGTATAAAGTTTCTACGAAACCATTACGAGCTATGCGAGATACTCTTAAATTAGATACAGTAAAGGTAAAACTTTGTGCTGTCGTTTGAAATGACAATACTGTAGCTGTGTTATTTACATCAAATCCATTGTGGGCAGCATCTCCAGTTCCTCCATAGAATCCACTATTAGTAGCTGAGATAACATCATTACTTGCACTACCTAATGCGGCAGTCCTTGGCTTAACTCCTACTGTAGATGTAGATGTGCTTGTATAATCAAAGGAAACAAAGTAATCATCTCCACTAACAAGAGAATTTAGCAGAGGGAAGTTTATTTGTTTAGTACCACTTGTGGAACTAATCTCAGCAGTAAATCCAGTCTTACTTTCATTAGTCAATGTAATTGCGGCTGAAGCCCCACCAGCAGCCACTGGGTTTCCACTAAACTCATTCGCATCATTGTACAAACCATAATAGTTATTGATGTTGGACTCAATCTTGAAGCGATTGTCTGATTGGTCTGACTCAAAAATGACAATTTCTTGCATAGTGCCATCCATAAATTTAGAAGCATTTTCATTACCACCTATTCTAGTGAAATCAGTTGAAGCGACATAACTACTAGCCGTATTGTCAGCTCTTTTATCCGAATTAACAAAAATATCAAAAGTAAGATTATCTCTTATAGCTGAACCTAAAATCTGTGTTTCATATGTTTCAGTTGAAACCGCATTGTTTGCTGTATTTGCGAAATGCACAAACTCCAAATGGTCTGTACCATCATATCCGAATTGATAACCGTTGGTAGAACCACTTCTATTAGATATAATTGGGTGAGCATTGCTTCCATCAGTCGCAACATTCTTTGATACAGAAAAAATAGAAACATCTGCTCCACTTGAATTAGCAAATGCTTTACTAATTAATAAAAACTGAGAACTTGACTCCTCAAAATCTATAGCAGTATTATTATTTTCAGTAATTAATGCTCCATTCTCTGCAATCTTTGGTTGGTTACCAGCAGTCTCTTGAACTGCATCGTTTGACCCAGCTTGGTCGTACCAAGTGTGGACGAATGCATCTGTTCCACTAATAAAATCTCCAAGGGTAGTAGCAGTTGTGCTTCCACTTTCGCCACCTTGTTCAGCTATATCACCGACCAATGAGCTAGTACTTAACTTACCTTCTGTATCGAAATCTACATCTACTTCTACATTATCAGAACTTCTGCGAAGTCTTACAACTCTATTGTCGGACTCTACTATCTTAATATTTCTGAACTCGCCTTCTATTGGACCGCTTCCGGAGTTAGCTCCGCCAAAATCATTTAAGGTAAAGTCAATAAAGTTTACATTTGCGGTTGAATCATTAAATAAGGCAGTAACTTCAAATGGCGTAAATGTAGAATTTGTAGTCGCAATACTTTTTTCATCTGTTTCAGATGTTGCGTCAGATATATCTACAGCCATTCTTACTGTACCACTTCCGTTTCCTTTGGTTACTTTAAATTCTCCAGTGACTGTATATCTTTTACCTACACTTAGTCCTTGAACACGAATTACGTGACCGTATTGTGTTCCAGACGTTGCCTTATTAGCTCTTAATATAAAGCTATTATTCCCTAAAGAAAGACTTACTGAATCAGCTGCACCAGAGTTTGTACTAAAATGACCTACTGTAAATGTAGATCCACTGATTGCGTTACTATAATTACCTAAAGGTAAATCATTTAAGTTGGATGGGAAACCATCACTTCCATCTAGCTTAGTTGTAGGTGCTCCGTAACTAGCTTTTACCTTACGAAGACTATAAGCAGCTGCGGCTGTTGCTACATCTGCTGGTAGTGTGCTTTCTAACTCACCGTTTACCCATTTTTCTAAAGTACCATCTTGTACTTGATTAGCCGAGAAGTCTTCTTCTAAATCATCTTCACTTCTACGAGCCTTGACAACCCTTCCATTCATTGCACCAATATCTCGCAATGAGTACGCAGCTGCGGCACCACCGAATCTACGAGCTATTCCTAGATCGGTATCTCTACCAGAGTATCCTTTAAGTACGTCCCAAGTTGCCGCCAACTCAGCATCCAAAGGGTTGACTCCGTCAGCTAGTTGTTCTGAAGACATTAGTTAGTGAACTGAGATGCGTGAATCTTTGCGGAAGTACCACCAGAGCGAATGAACTTAGCTTTGACAGCTGCCTCTTTGCTGAAGGTATAACTTCTACCAGCGAATAACTTGTGACCGTTTGATGTTGTGGGTGCACTACCATCGAATGTCATAAATACATCAGCGTCTTGGACATCCATAGCGATATATTTAGTCAATGAATCGAAGGCACTTGTGTTGTCATCGTTTGCTCCAGAGAACAGAACGCCACCAGCGGTAGCATCAACTGTCAATCTGTGGTCATTAGCTGTTCCACTTGGTACGGGATAAAGGTTAGTTACGAATGAATTTGCCATATGAGTATTTTACATTGAGTGTCAACGACTTTGTCGATTGACGTAAGTTGAAAATTTGTGATTAATTGAGTTATTGTTTGAACGAATATCTATTTTTTCTAGCTCGATGTCTAAATAGTTTTTAGCTATTTGTTCTTCGGTTAGAGCTTTACCGTGCTGACCATCCATACGTAAGAAGTCTGCATAAGATGCGTGAGCTACAAAGTAAAAGAACTCAAGGGGAAAGTCTGTTGAATCCGCTGTAAATGTAGGAAGTTCTTTTTTATAAGTAACAAATGCTGATGTATCATTATCGTTAGTTATATTTAAAATATTAGCACCGTTAGCATCCACGTAAAAATCATATTCAAGAGCTGAGTTTTTTTGAAATGCTTGGGTTCTGTGAATACGAATGAACTCACCTATATCATCTTTACTGGCTTCAGTATAAGGTACTACATTCCCAGAGGTAAGTGTTCTTTCTTCGGAAATAACTAAGTACCTAGACCAAGATGGACTCAAGTTATAAGCTTCCGCAGCTCGGCGATTTACAAAACTGAGAATCTTAGAATCCTCCTCAGTTGTAAAAGAACTCACACCGGCTAACGCTTGTATGAGTGCTTTGAGATCTGTATAACTTTTTACTTGCATTATATTTTATTAGGGGAAAGTTCAGCAAATGTTTTATTGTAGTGCTTTAAAAATTCTTTGGAGTGTACCTCCTTGTGTCCGTACTTACTTGTAAGTCTAAAGAACTCACGAGCCGGCATAGTGGCTACTGGTTTCCCTAGTACTGGATGCGTTGTGCCCTTAAGGTGTGCTGCTTGTTTAGCGGCAGCTGCTACTCTCTCGTGTTCTGTTTCTCTTTCTAATTTGAAACCATTCTTGATCTCTTGCATAAATGCTGCATCGATCTCATCATCTGTGAAATTCTTTGGTAAGTCCGTAATAATATCCATAATAGTTTTAAGTTAAAAAGAAAAGGTATAGGGGGCTTTCGCCCCCCGTACCGAATGTAAGGATTAAGCAGTTCCTTCGATAACACCGTGTGCTTGTGGGTGATATACTCCTAATGTAAGAGCACAATCCACGTAGCCACGCTCACCACCACCTTGGTTAGGTAGACGTGTTGATCCCATTGGGATTAACTCGTGAATACCAACGTATTCTGGGTTGATTAAGTATCCGGACTCACCAGCGGATGAACCGAAGTCTGGCATACAATCTGGATTACCGTTTACGATGGAAACGATACCGTGGTCTGATTGGTATAAATCAACAGTAAGTTTGATTTCACCAGCTCCACCGTCATAGTTTACTGAACGCACATTGTTTGTAGCTGAAGCAGTTACACGAGCGAAATCACTGATAACGCGGCGTAATTTAGTGTCAGCAACCAATGTTAGGTCATTAACTGTACCAGTTTCTTTGAAGATAGAAGCGATGATGTCATTCAATGTTGATTCACTGAATGCTGTAGCACCAGCTTCTGCAACTGTGTAGCGGCTGTCTGCTGGAGTACGGAATGCTGCTGGAACATCTGAGTCAGAAGCGTTAGCTTCTAACCAACGTCCTAAACCACGAAGGGCATAAGGAGTGTCGGAACCGTTTTCTACAGTACGATCTTGAGAACCAGCGATAGTTTTTTCGATATCGCGTTTAAGCTCACGAATTGCTTTAGCTTCTGCTTGAGCAATCTTAGCTGGTCCGACTGAATCAACTGCTTCTTGTAGATCAGATACTTGGTAATCGCGGCGGAACTTCTGAATGTAGTTACCTAGTTTTGCACGTCCAGCGAACTGATCAGTGAATGTACCTACGTCAGCACCTTCACGGATACCAGTTGATGATGGAGCAGCTAATGCGTCTACTGTCCACTCTACGAATGTAGCGTTTGCTTTCTGCTTTTGAGCAGATGAAAGGATTGGAGTTTCTTCCGGAGCAAGAATTGTCAAGACATCTGTCAAGTCTTCTCTGTTAGAAACACCAGATCCCGTATTTGTTGTGTCATATGTATTACTAAATGCCATAATATTTTAATGGGTTGTGTTTGTTTAACGATTTTTAATTTGTTGTGTTCTGAGAGTTATAAAATCACTCTTGTTGCCAGAATGTCTAAACCGTTGGTTAAGGTCTTTAAGTGCCTTAACGGACTTATTCACACCTTTATCTGATGATGCTCCGGCAGATATTGCTGCTTTTGGAGGTGTCAACGTAGCTGACTTCGGAGCTTCCTTGACTGGTTTACGTCCATAAATACTATTCGCTGCGTGAGCCATCAGATAGTTAAGTTGAGCTGCAACTTCTGGATCTGCTTTTTCTCGTAGTGAATCGAATCTAGGATCTCCAATCATAGCTTCGTAGCTTTTGCGTACGTCATTGTCGTCTCCTTGTAACCAGTTCAACTCTTGTTCAGCTTGTGTATCAAAAGCTTCTTTGAGCTGATGTGACTGCTGTACTCTTTGAACTGTTTGCAGTTGAGATGGTAAGTACTTATCACGAGCCTTACGAGCGTTGAGTAAACTCTTACGCACATCTGACTTGGTTAATTCCTTGCCTTCAACTTCTGTTACTACATCTTCGGGTCCGTAGCCATCTGCATTGAATAATGTTTCCTCTGCCCATTCTATGACATCTGTTACTTCCTTCGCCTTTTCTTGTAATCCTTCTAACGTATCTACTGATGCGTAGGGATTATTGGCTACTTCTTGAGTTTCTAATGGATTATTATTTTGCAGTTGAGCTTCCATCTCTTTCAGCTTTGCTTCAGCAGCTTTACGTTTTGCTGTGAGCTCACCGAATCGAGCGACTGCTCTACTTCCTAGCTTCTCGGATAATTCTCGAAGATCATCTTCGGACATATCATCTAGATCTAACTGTGAAAGAACATCTTCAGAACCTTCTGGTTCTTCAGTTTGTTCAGCAACGATTTCTTCACTTGCTTCTACCTCTGGACTCTCGACCTCGGTTTCTTCTGTTACTTCATCTGTTGCTTCAACTGGTGGAGCCACTTCTTGAGTTTCCTCATTCTGTTTCCCCAAGCGGCGGTTTATAAAATCCGCTGCTGACATATTTGACTGTGACGCTGTTGTTTCGGTTGAGGGTTCAGCGACTCCCTCTGTGATTTCGTTTGACATAATGTTTGCACTCCTTAACGCCGAGCGATGGCGATAAATGTATTATAACTTATGTATCAAGCCTATCAGAAAAACGAACTTGTAGTTTTCTCCAGTCGCACATTTGTAGTATCTGATCGTATGTCAGAATGCGTCCAGATATTTGTTGTATCTGTTCGTTGCTTGCGTTATGTAGCTCTTCAATGGTTTCTTCACGAAGCTCTGCTACTACTTTTAGGAATCGAGCAAAGTGCTCGTGATTACCTAGTGATTGTAAGTCCTTTTCTAAACTCATAAATTATTGTGCTGCTGAACGCATAAGTGCTACAGTACGTGGTCCTCTAGTCTTTACTTGTTTGTACCACTTGGAATCAACCATTTCATCCGCTGCTGTACCGTAATCATTTTGCTCTAAAGCAGCTTTCATCTTCTTGAATGTATTCAACTTATTGTATCCTAAGTTGTACGACATATCAATCAATGCCATCTGTACATTCTTGGGACGGCTTTTAATGTTTGGGTCAAACTTCTGTAAATCCTTAATGGCTCTAGACAATGAGTAACTATATAGCGAAGATAATTCCTTGTCGGTTAGTGACCTCTTGCCGGACTTTAGTTCTTCTCTGTTTAGTCCAAGCGAATCCAAGATGGGTTGATTAGTTTTGTCCTCTAGGTTAAAACCAATTCCTATGGACATATTGCCCAATGAATCCTTGTAAGCTTTTGGTCTTACACCTTCGTTGACTCCTATCATTTGTGCCACTTCTTCGGCACCTTTATTTTTTGCTACAGCTCTCGCTACGTAGCCTTGTGCGGATAAATTATCAGCCATATTATATTCCTTGTGTGTTAATATCTCCCATCTGAGCTGGCTCTGTACCGACTCTACCAATTTGGGCGTTCTGTGCTTGTTGCATCTGGAAGGTGTATTGTCCGGCGTACTTCTCAAGTCTCGCAGCAAATGCTTCATCTGATTGAAGTCTTTGTGCAACGTCTGGCTGAGAAGCGTACTGCTGTATAACAGTAAGAGCAATTTGAGCACCGTTAGGACGTGCCGGCATTTCGATACCAGCAAAGATTTTAGCGAGGTCATCTGTTACTTGTCGTACAACTTGTTCTTGAGCTGCTTCTGTAGGTTGTAGCACACGATCCGCGAG